GTAATATCTCTAAGCATCGAGCTTACCTCACTTACATCTAAGTCCTCTAAGTCATCTGAACTAATATCGGCAAGTGTGGCAAGTATCTCAATCTCTCGTGTGAATGTTTCTTCTATAGAGTAAAGTTCCCGTATCTCTTTAAACTGTAAAACATCTATCTCATTCCACGACTTTGGCAGGTTCATTCTTAGGTAATTCTTTTGAAAGTTTAGAACCAATTTCAGCTAAGTAAGGAACAGCAAGAGCCGCTTTTTGTTCACGTATTAATTTTGCTTTGTGCTTGATATGTGCCTCAGCATAATGCTCAGTCTTAGTAAGGTCTTCACGTTTGAATAAAATAGCAAGTATCTCAGAGATATAACCTTTGTGCCTTGATGCCATAGCCTTCTCAATATGCTTAGTGTCACGTACTGATAGTTTGAACTCAGTATCAAAGGCAGTATATTTATATCCATCAAGCTCAATTGAGTTCACTATCTTTTTAGCGCCTTTGATATTATTGAAGTCCCTTACATAGGCTTTAAAATCCTCGATTGAGGTATCCTCAAAATCCTCTTCTTTGATTCCTAATAGTTCAAACACTGCAAGGTGCTTTTCTATTGCATCAAGATCCTGTTTAGCGTGAATGTTTGTAATGTCTTCAAACTGCTGCACCGTTAACTCATTGAGTTGATTGGGTATTTTTTTACCTAAAATTTCTACCATAGATTTTAATTTTTAACAAATATAACACTTTCTACAATATAGGCATGGATAGACCCGTCTATAAAATTACTATTGACCCTGAGTACAGCGATGGCGAAGAGTTAGGTATGTCAATGATTGCCTTTACTTCAAAGCCTGCTATCAAGGTTAAAGGTATGGCATTCAATGCCGCTGTTCCTATGACATTTAAAGATGACGTTAAGATGCGTATTGTGGCACCTGCCATGATACCGATGCAAATCTACAGAAGAGATGAGGATGGCTTTGAATATGATGTTCAATTCACAGCTGAGGTCATTGAGTCTATTCATGCAAAGTTCATGCAGGATCTTAAGAATAAAGATATTTTCAACTTAGAGCATGATGCTGAAGAGAAAGTACCTGCTTATATTCTTGAGGCATGGATAGTTGACAATCCAAAGGAGGATAAAGCATTCAGCACTTATGGTATTGATGTACCTAAGGGGACATTGATGCTGGTTAGTCAGGTGACAGATAAAGAGTACTATGATAGCTTAGTTGAGTCAGATCAAATAGGATATTCAATAGAGGGCTTCCTTGGATTAAAGATGTCGGAAATTTTAAAACTAAATACAATGAAGTTACCTGATGGAGAACATTTGATTGAAGGTAAGATATACGTCGTAAAAGATGGCGAGGTTATCGAGATCAAAGAAGAAACTAAAGAAGAAATGGCTGCAGAAGAGCCAGCTACTGAAGAGGCTGAGCAAGAAGCTGAGACAACTGTAAGTGATGCTGAAGAGGATGTACAAGAGGAAGAGGAAGAGACAGCTGCTGAGGATGTTGCTATGGCTGTTGATCCTGCTACTGATGCAGAGGCTGTACTTGCAATAGTTATGCCTGTGATTGAGGAGCAAGTTACACAGCTTGTTGCTATGATTGCTGATTTAAAAAACCAACTTGAAGAGGCATTGAGTGCTGAGACAGTTGAAGAAGAGATTGATCTTACAAAGGATGTTAAGATGAGTTCTCGAGAATTATTTAAAGAATTTGTAAAATTTTCAAAAACCAAATAAAATGAACCGTAAATTAAAATTTGATTTAGAGGTAGAAACTAATGCTTTGCTATGTGCAAACCCTGATGAGTTCTACTCAAAGGCGTATCTTACACAAGAAGATATTCCTAACAACTTCCGTACCTTACCGGGTATCAAATCTAAAACTAAGTTAGCCAATGTAACTTTTGGATCAATCCTACAAGCATCTACTTGTAACTTTAATGCTCCAACTGATTCATTGGATGCTGTTGACATCGACGTATGTCCTTTGTCTGCAATGGCTCAGTTATGTCAATTTGACTTAGAGCAATCATTCTTAGCATTGCAAATGTCAAAAGGATCTAATGGTGATTTCACTGTTGCATCTTTTATGTCATACTACTGGAATGAAATGGCTGCTCAAATCGGTCAAGACATTGAGTTGCTAAGATGGCAAGGTGATGTTGAGTCTGAGGATACTTTGTTATCTCTTTGTAATGGATACATCAAACAATTGTGTGGTGATGGTTCTATCGCTGCTGGTCTTTATGCAGGTGCTATTGATAGCACGAATGTACTTGCTACATTTGAAACTGTATTAAATGCTGCTCCATCTGCAATCGTTCGTAAAAAAGCTGACTTGAGATTTTATGTTTCAACTAACGTAGCTCAGGCTTATGAATTAGCTGCTGCATCAGGTAACACGATGACTTATGTTACATTACCATTAGGATTAACTTTCTTAGGTATCAATGTAGTTGTGTGTGAGGGTATGGCTGACAACACTATCGTATTGACTTTGAAAAATAACCTTATCTATGCATTTGATGCTGAAGGTGATGACAAAGCATTGAAAGCTGTTAACTTAAATGACTCAGTTGCTGAGCCTTATTTGAGAACAAGAGCTAACATGAAAGTTGGATTCCACTATGTGAACCCTGCTGAGATCGTTGTTTATAACGTTTGCTTCGATTAAACTATAAGTAAGGGGGTGTTAAAGCCCCCTATTTTTAACAATTAAAAAATTAACACAATGAGCTGTGCAACATTAGAAACAATTTTAAAATCTTGCGACAACAACTCTGGAGGGATCTATAAGTTCTATGTTAATCAACAAGACAACATTGATGTTGTGACTACTGATGAAACAGGAACTAATTGGATCGTTGACGGAATAACATTAGTTGATCCGAATTTGCCCTTTATAGAGTTAGAGTTTAGAAGAAATGTGTCCTCTTATACTGAGGACTCTGCTATTGACTTGATCAACGGTTCAAGTTATGTAACTGCTACTATAAACTTGATGTTTCATAGAAGAGATCAAGAGAAGTCAAGAGCTATTAAAGTTCTTGGGTCTGGTCAACAATATTTGGCTGGTATTGTACAAGATGCAAATGGTAAATACTGGTGGTTCCCTTACTTGCAAGTTTCTGCAACAGGTGAAGGATCAGGAACAACTCGAGCTGATGGTTCAAAATATTCAGTTACTTTGGTTGCTGAAAATGAGTTCCTTGCTTATGAGGTTGATGCAACTATTATCCCAGGATTACTATAGTCTCGCCATAGATTATGTAAGAGCCTCACTTCGGTGGGGCTTTTTTAATTATTTAATCTATTAAGTACAATATAGATATGATATATCTTGAAAAGGATAGTGTAAACAGTTTTGTTTTGACCTTAACAGAGGTTGCAACAATAAGCAACCCTTTCTATTTATTTGAATTTGAAGATGAGTTTAATACATCTCTTGATCCAATATACTGGGAAGGTACTGATACCTCACCTTATCCTGAGAGATACAACCTTTTCACCTTTGATGAGCCAACAGATGGAGCCTTGATCAAAGGTCAGTATAAATATAAAGTTTATGAAAGCCTTATACCTACTCTTGATCCTACAGGATTGAACATGATTGAAGAGGGTCGGATGGTTGTGGCTGGCGTAGCAGTTAATTCAATATATGACTAATGGCATGGTATAGCAGATTCATAGGCAGTAAGCCACAAACACCTGAGATTGTCGAAGGTTATCAATCATTTAGTACGCCGTTTCAAAAAGTGGGCGGTGCTAACTTATCACTGCCTTATGTCAATGGGCGTTATCAAGTGGCTGGTTATATTCCATTTGGCCAGGATAATATGTACCCTGAGCTCCTTAATCAAATGTACTATAGTTCCCCTTTACATGGTGCAATAGTAGATTATAAGTCTAATGCTGTGATCGGAGGTGGTTATACTCTTGAGACTAAGGAAATGACCAACGATGATAAACTCAAATTGTTTACATTTGAAAAGAAAATCAAGTTAGCAAGAACCGATAAGGATATTACTAAACAGTTGATTGTACACAATAGGGTTTATTTTAAGCTATGTTACAGCAAGAAAGGTGATTTAACAAAGGTTTATCCTGTTTCACCTGAGAAAGTGCGTATATCAAGAGATAAACAAACATATTTTTTATGTGAGGATTGGTCCTCAAGAATAGATGTAAAACCGATTAAGAAATACCATCCAACAAATACTGATTTAGAACAACTATATTGCTATGAGTTGATGGGATTAGGACAAGATTGGTATCCATTACCTCAATATTCAAGTGCTTTGAACTTTGCATTCTTATCTGGTGAGCTAAGTTACTTTGCAAAAGCTAACATTCAGAACTCAATATTCCCATCCTTTGCTATGATGTTCCCTAAAAGACCACAGTCAGAGGAAGAAAAGTCAATGATTAAGCAAACTATTGATAGATTAAAGGGGGCAGCTAATGCTGGAAAGGCAGTAGCGTTCTTTGCTAATAATCAAGATCAGTTACCTAAGATTGAGAGCCTACCAACCAACAGCAATGATAAGTTATTTCAAGAGGCATCAAGCCTTAACACTGAACAGATATGCTTTGCTCATACTATTGATCCAATACTTATGGGTATTAGGACCACAGGAGCACTTGGCTCAGGTAGTGATATTAAACAGGCTTATGTAATCTTTGAAAAAAACGTAGTAATGCCTTTGAGAAATCATATTGAACAGATAGTTAATGAGCTGTTACATATTGCTAAGATACCAGGTAAGTATTCTATCAATAATTTTCAGATTATCAATGAGACTATTGTCGAACTTGAAGGTGATACCTCTAAGACTTCAGATGCTTTGAACTCATTAAGTCCTTTGGTTGCTACTAAGGTACTTGAAAAAATGACTCCTAATGAGATTAGAGCATTAGCCTCACTGCCTCCAATTGAGGGAGGTGATGTTATATCAAATGAATCAACAACACCTGCACCATGAACTACTTTATAACAGAAAACTATTTAAAGACAAACACTCCTATTACATTCAATGTTGATGTAACAGATGTTACGCCTTACATAGCTACTCAATCACAGCTTAGAGTGATGCCTATCTTAGGCACTATCTTTTATAATCATTTATTAGCAGCTTATAATGCTCAGACATTAACACCTGAAGAGGAAGATCTTGTATCATTTATACAACCTGTGATTGCATGGAGATCAGCTGAGGATGCTGTTTTTGGATTGACTTACCAACTTAAGAATAAAGGACTTCAAACTCAGTTCGGTGACTTTTCAGGATCGGTAACACGTTCAGAGGTTGCCTTTGGAATGGAGCACTATGCACAAAAGGCTTCATTCTTTGAAACAAGATTAACAAGATACTTGATAGCTAATAAAGATTTGTATCCTATATTTATATCAGAGGCAAATAAAGACACCGACCTAAGACCAATGATTGACCATTGTAACTGCAATTGCAATGGTTTTTGTGATAATAGCTGCCCTTGTTTTGGCAACTATAGAGAGAATGGATATAATAATAGCATATTGATTTTGTGATGGGATTTAACGAAGTGGCATTTACAGTAATAACAATACTCATATCTGGAATAGGATATTTTTTAAAAAGTTTACATTCAGATTTAAAGAAAGTAATGGATGAACAAAAGACTATAATTGAAACGCAAGGAAAGCTAAAAGGTAAAATTGAGCTTGTTGACAATGAGTCAAGGTTTAAATATGATGCTATTGAGAAAATGACCCAACTTGAGATCAAACACCTTGCTGAGCAGGTTAGCGAATTAACTACAAGTGTAAAGAAACTAATAGAAATACAACTATCAAAATGAGTTTAGTAAAAAGATTCAATGCTCCGACTCCAAAGTTTTGGAAGAAAGTACAAAAGATTGCCATTGCCGTTGGGGCTGTGGCAGGTGTTATTGTTGCTGCTCCTATCACATTACCCGCTGCGGTTGTAACTGTAGCAGGATATGCCATAACAGCGGGAACAGTAGCCGCTACATTATCTCAGTTAACTGTTGAGGATGGAAAATGATTTATATGTTGATAGCTTGCTTAAAGCCAATTGTATTAGAGAGCCTCAAGTAATCACTCATATAGATAATTCAAGTGCAGTAATATTTATTCTATTATTTATTGTAAGTTTGTTTTTAATTTATAAATTCAGAAAATGACAAACGTAAAAAACTATACTGATGAACAGTTACTTGCAAGAGTAAAGTCGCTATCAACGTATAAAAACATCCCAGCTGATATGTGGCTGTTATTTGTACGGTCCAATGAGGATGCAAATGATGTATTTGATGACAAAGTTTATATCTGGATTGGTCAAGAGTTTCAATTTGTAACCTCTTGTACAACAAATAAAGGCAACAAAGGAACTGCGGTTATGGAGGCTGATCGTTGGAACTATGATGCTTATGCTTATGGACTTCATAGGGGCAAGATGGAAGCATTAAGGCAAGTTGCTAAGGTGCCATATCGAAGAGATTATACTTCAGATGGTAAAACAAACCCCACTACTCGATTAATGGATGATATTATATTCATGAATATTCATGGTGCAACTTATAACAAAGGATCTCAACAAGTAGCCACTAAGATAGGCGGTTGGTCTGAGGGTTGTTTGGTCCTTAATAACAATCCTGACTATGAACGTATGGTTAAAATGGCAAAGGATTATGCAAGAGTTTCAATATGTTTAATAAATGAATTTTAAGTTATGGCAAAAAAAGTAGGCAGACCTCGTAAAGTACAGGTTAACATTGAAGAGGATAAAACTGATATTATTATAAAGACCAACAAAGCTGAGGTTGAGTATCATAAAGACGGTATAAACCAAGAGCTTGATTATGATGGTAAAAAAGTAGATGTTAACATCAAGCAAGATGAGACAGGAACTCATGTAAAGATTGAATCTGAAAATAAACTTTTAAAAGCTATTGCAACACTGGCATCTAAGTTTGTTGTAAAACGGTTTAAAAAGAAATAGTATTCGGATACTTACCATTAGAACAGTTACCGGATCATTTTAATACACCCGCTATGGTTAATGGATTAGGGAGTCCCTGGTCGCCCACACTTAGCGGGTTTTTTTATATCATTTAGTTGACTTCAACAGTTATTAACATCCACTTGTTAATATTATTTTTGTTTAATTATTTGCATATATAAAAATAACTATTAACTTTGTTCTATAATTATTAACAAAGCAAATATGAAAAAGCAATTTATTAAAGAATGTTCTCACTGTTCAGGATCAGGGAGAATTGTTGAAAATGACACTTGTGATCAAGATCCAAGATTTGATTATGCTTATGACTGTATTCAATGTGATGGTGAAGGAACTTACATTGATGAGGATGAACTTGAGTGTATTATTGACGATGTTAAAGACATGATTGAGGGTATGGTAACTCGTATTAGAATAACCTCAGATGCTATCAAAGATTGTACTCGTGGTCAATTACATTACTTAGCTTCTAAGTACAGAAATAAATTAGACACTCAGGCTCGTGCATTAGGTCGCCTTGAGATGTATTGTGCTAACCTTAAATCTTTTTTGTAATGGATAGTAGAGGAAAAGCCGTACAAGATGTTTTCGTGGCATCTGTGGCACTTTTGACAATTTTAGGTATATTGATATATATTGGCATAATTGGATAGCATGAGAGAGCCTAAAATCAACTTAGCAATTATCAGTTACTGGGATAACTTTGATGAAGTAAGATATAATAACTATTTAAAAATATTAAGAAATGTGGACAATACACTATCACGGATACATTGGAGGAGCTTGGAGGATATTAAAAAAGACTGTGCAAGCAGACTCAGAATGGGAAGCTCGAAGGATGAGCAACCTATGGGAGAAATTAATAATTAAAATTGAAAGGCATGAATCAACTTAAGATGTACAGGTGCATTAGACTCATGCAGATGTTACAACATAAACCAAGGTATATCCATACCATTGCAAGGTACTTGAATGTATCAGAGAGAGCAGTGTACAGATACTTTGATTTGTTTAAACAGTTAGGATATACAGTAAATAAAAATAATAATAAATATAAATTAGAAATATGAAAACAGCATTACAGCAAGCATTTGCAAGATTAGAGGAGTTACATCCATCACTGTTTGACATACACACTGAGAAGGGCAGAACATTTGTCAATGAGTTTAGTAAGTTTTTAGAGGTGGAGAGAGAGCAGATATTAGATTCGAGACTTGATGGTTTCAAAAATTCAGCGGAAGGATGGAATGGTGAATATCCATTTGAAGGAATGACAGATTATTACATTTCATTAGACATTAAAAATGATGATTATTACAAAGAAACCTTTAAATCAGAATAGAATGAAAACAGCAGTAGAATGGTTGGTACAACAACTAAGTAAAGAATGGCAACTTGAAGATAGAGATTTATATTTAATTGAACAAGCTAAAAAAATGGAGAAAGAGCAAATAATTGAAGCATGGAATAATGGGTATGATGAAGAAGACAGAGCAACAAGCAACCCAAACCAATACTACAACGAAACCTTTAAATCAGAATAGAATGAAAATAACAAACCCAACCCGTTTAGTCTTAGCATGGAAAGCTATGGCTTACACATTAAAATTTAATTGATATGAAAAAATACAGAGTATGGCTTGAGGATGCCATGGAGGAAGAGTTAGGATTTTGGTGGTATTGCTACCTTGATGATAATGGATGCCTGCAAGATTACAATTATCCAGATGATATGCCGGATACATTAGAATGGTTTATTGAAAATGGTTATAAGGTAGAGGAGGTGACCAATGGCTGAAGAAGCAAAAATGGCACTGTTAATTGCAGCAGTTGGTTTTATATTAATACTTATTGGATTATGGAAGAAATCATAAAATACATCGAAGAGAATAACCTTACTAAGGTTAGCCGTAAAAGAGAGGTAATCTATCCCAGATACTATCTTTACAATAAACTAAGGGAACAGGCTTACACCCTTCATCACATTGCTAAGATATTCAATAAAGATCATTGTACTATCTTACATGGGATTAAAATACATAAGCTATTTACAAAGCAAAAAGATAGGATCTATTATCAAATAACTGAAAAGGAACGTGACTTGTTTGGAGATAAACACCTTATAAGACCATTGCATATTGAGGTACTTGATTGTGAGGATCTAAAAACATTAAAGCTCATAAAAAAAAGAATCAGATTGAATTTATATGAGTATATTTGACAGCTTTGTTTTATTATTAAGAGCCCCCTTGCAAACGAGTGA